GCTCCGGAATCCAGGTTCGGAAATTCTGGTAAAGTATATTTATAGAGGGGAACATTCCGCTCCATATTCATCCGCAAGTCCATGAGATTTATCTCAAAAAGCCTGTCTTCGATAGCAACTTCATCGATCATGCAGGTGAAAACCGGCTCAAATTGAGAATAGGTAAAGTTCTCTCCACCGGCCAGGAGAATTACCATCGCATTTTCCCACGTGTACTTCGTATAGAGCTTGTCAAAATATGGTTCTCCCCCTACGTTGCCATTAATGAGCGAAATCGTACCGGCTGAGACTCCGAAATCACCCTCATAATAGGGTTTTATATCCTGACTCAGATCAGAGGCGTTCTCCTGCTTGAATAACGCCAGATAATTATTGTCGTTGAAATTGATATTCTCTCGATTGCTGAAGTAGAGCCAGAATCCGCCCTCGATAAGAAAGTTATTGGGACTCGTCCCATCTGAGGTATGGACATACAGTGTTCGGTTATAATAGTCGAACCAGAAGCTTGAAGCGTTTGCCTCGACCGTGGCGATGCTGGACTGTTCGGTATATACCGCCCCCGCCTCCAGGACGCTGGTTGTGTCAATCCCCCTCTCGGCTATTGCAACTTCATAGGTGTAGGTCTGAGCGGCAGTGAGAGAGAATCCGGAGATGGTTATTTTTGGGTTTACCTCAACCAGAAAAGTAAAGTTTGGATTCTTTTTTCTCAGGAGCTTTTCAAACGCTGTTAGAACATATGCGGCAAGTGTCGTGTCATCGGCTACTGCACAATAGGCAGAATTTCCGGCGGCGTTATAAGCCCGGACCCGGAACCAATATTGGGTTGAAGCGGATAAACCCTGTGCCAGATATCCCACTACATTCTGGCCGACTACGGCAATCTCAGAATAATCAACGCCGTTCGTTGAACGCTCGATTTTAAAGCCCGTCTCCGAGTCGTATCCATCCACCTGGTTATCCGTCCATGTCAACCGCATAGAGTCATTGGATATTTCAGAGAGTGCCAGGGCGGAGGGCGCTGCGGGTTCCTCAATCGTTTTAGCCCCTGCTCCGTATTCGGCATATTCGCTATATGTAACACCCTGTTTTGCCCTAGGATGGAAGGCATAAAAATGGCCTTTGGTCAATCCGGTCATCCTGAATCCGGTTACATTCGCCGGAAGTTCAACAGGCGTCAACCATCCTGGTAGAGTATGGTCATAAATCGCCACCTCGTGTAAATCTTCCTCAGACGAATTGTCCTGAAAGTGAACATCAATCTCGGTATCTGAGACGGGGATGGCAATCACATTTGACGGCGGGGATATGGCCGCAACTGTTGCGGAGTGAAACTCCGTACACCGGTCTGACTCGCCGCTATCGTTATAGGCGCTGACTCTGTAATACCGCTTTGCTCCCGATGGCAATCCGGTTACACTGTGGGCGGTGACGTTCACTCCTTTGGTGGAGATAAGCGTCCAGGGGTCAACGGCTGAGTCACTTGTATAAGTGGCGGCCCCGGTATCGTCTGCGGCGTCGCTGTAACCGCAAAGCGTTGAAATGTCAACGGCTTTATTTGTCCCCGTATTCCAAAGTAAACTGAATACCCCGGATGCGGCAATGGTAAATTTTCGGGTTGTCCTATCATAAGTGCCGGAATAAGTCAGGGCTCCAGCGTCGTCCATCTGGAGTTTGATTTCGATGCCTAAGTCAAACGCTCCATACGTTCCCTCGTCAAGTATCGCCGTGAGCTCGCCCCCGCCCTCGCTGAAATTGATATACTTATTAGCCGCCGTTACAACAAACTGCTCCTCATAAATTCTAAACCCATCCTCATTATTGGAGTTATCCTGCCAGCCGAGATTAATCTGAGAAGTGGATATGCCTTGAGCCACCCCATTACTCGGAGCATCCGGGGGGTCGCCGGTCATAATCCCAAATTCTTGAGAGTATCCAGACTCGGTTAAGGCATTATAGGCTTTGACCTTGAAATAGTACCAAGTCCCCTCGTCCAGCCCTGTTGATTCATGTTCTATTACGTTCTGACCGACGGTATCAACTAACGCGTAAGCCCCGCCCTCTCTTTTCCGATAGACCTTGAATCCGGATTCATTCTGAGAGTTATCCTCCCAATGGATTTGGAGGGATGTTGGATCGGCCGTTCCCCACAGTCCGGTTGCGGGACCAAGCATGGTTATAAAATAGGCTTCATTCGATGCCGCTGATTCTTCATAGGGATCATCTATATAACCCGTCACTCGATAAGTATATAGAGTACCGTCTTCGACATTATAATCATCCCAATAGGACGGTAAAGGATTAGGATATGTATCTTCAAGGACTTTAACCCATGCTCCGGCACCTATCTTTCGCTCGATGAAAACGCCATCGTAATTATCAGGGTAAGCTGGATTTATCCATTCGACCCTGATTCGATAAGGCCAATGAGTATAAGCGATAAGATCAGTTGGAGGGGATACGGCCATCAGACTACCTCTTTAACACTCAGCGCCCAATTACACCGATCCTTTATTGTCCCCCGCGCCTCGAATAACTCTATGTTCTGAACGTAATATGAACCGGAGTTGGGGTTGTCGTAGTCCTCACAGAATATAAACGCCTTCTCTATGCCGCACTCGTCCATTAGATCAAGAGCGTTTACTCTCGAGGCGACGTCAATGTTTTGGTAGTCGAAATAATATGTACTGAGGCGAGGCTTGCTTCCAGTGCCATAATAAGTCCTGGAGTCTGATTCCTCTCCCTCTGAAATCTCATCCATGCCATAGCCGTATTCAGAACCATGCTTTCTTGACGGCTCCCAATAGTTGCCGAGATAAGGGACCGAGAGCTGAAGGTATCCGGCTGAGTTTTCGGGGTCTGCTACCTGGATTTTGATATACCGTTTTGTCCTGGCCGCTGCCAAATAGAAATAAATATTGTTGGCATTATAGGTGATCGTATCACTGACGACATTTGTCGTGAAGGCCGCATCATCAGCCCCGATTATTTTAATGATGGCGGAGGATAAGAAGTTGTGACCGAGGAGCGCGATATGGTTATACTGATACGCCGTAAGCAAATCCCTGGGGATCTCTTCATATGGCCAATGGATACGCCTTGAATCTGAAACGTATGTATCGGTTCCGGAGTCATCGGCGGCATCGGAATAGCCCAGGGTATTTGCCGCGCTTGCCCCCCGATTTGCCCCCGTAAGCCACAGGAGCGTGAAAATATTTCCACCCCCAACAAGGTCGCTGACTAGGGTGAATTTATTCGTTGTGTCAGAATAGGTGACTGTATAGGTGGAAGCCCCAGCCGCATCTAATTGAGTTTTTATTTCAGTCGCTAAAGTATGACCATTATAATCACCAGCCGTCAGGGTCGCCACTAATGGAGTCGCCGCCGTTTCCTGGAAATCGATTTTATTGTTCGGCGGTTCTTCAAGTTCATAGAGGGAGATTTCGTCATAATAACTTGTCTGAGTAATTGTTGCAGAGCCAGATAAGACAGTAATAAAAGTTGTTGTTGTTGTTGCCTTAAAAACCCAAGCATATTCTGTCCAGGCCGCATCCACAGGAATGACTGAACCATAAGTAATACTTCCGATGGCGGTTCCTATTTTAATATAACCAGCGGCGGCAGTTCCCTTTTTAAACCAAACAGTTGCCCTGTAGAATTTCCCTATTTCCGTTGCTATCGACTGATATCCCAGGCCCCATGAATTATCCCCGTTTTCAACCATTAGGCAATTTCCGGCCTGTCCTCCTGCCTCGGTTGTGAGCACCGCTGACTGACCAGCCGTCCATCCTGGCGGCGGATCTGTGTCAACTGAAAATTCACCATTCTGCACCAAGTCAACTCCAGCCGCTGAATTTGGCTCATTCACCGTCAGAATATCAGCCCCCCCAACGCTTCCGGTTATTGTCTCATTGTCATGGAATCGGCCAACGCAAAGCCTCAGCGTTATGGTTCCTGCCGCATTTCCTCCGGCCCAAGTACCAGTCGAAAGAGTCACCGCTATTACGTCAGCCGTCGCCCCGCTCGTCGCCCCAGTCAAGAGTTCCCCCGGCTGTGGCTCAACACTTCCCGAATCAAAAGCCATCGTCGCTATCGCAATCCCATCATCCCGAATCCTAAATAAGCCAGCCCCCGATCCGCTCCCATACCTCGACCGCCAGAACTGGCTCAGTGTATCCGTCTCTAGATCTACAGCCGGGAACTGAGGATGCTCAGATGTAACAGTACCCAAGTCCCCAATCTGCCACAAGTTACGGTAT